TGGGCTCATAGCGGGCCACGGGCGCGTCATGGCTGCGCGCAAGTTGGGAATACAAGAAATACCTACCATACAACTCGCTCATCTAACTGAAGCCCAAAAACGGGCGCTTGTATTAGCTGACAATCAGCTTGCCCTCAATTCTGGTTGGGACTTGGAAATGCTCAAGCTAGAACTTGAGGACTTAAAGGCTGAGGATTTTAATCTCGATTTGATGGGCTTTGACGTTGATTTCATTGACGGATTGCTCAATGAAATAGAGCCAACAGAAGGGCTGATGGACGAGGATGCTGTTCCAGAAATTCCAGAGGAACCAAAAACCAAACTTGGTGATGTTTGGATTCTTGGAAACCATCGGTTGATGTGTGGAGACAGCACCAGCATTGATGCGGTTGAGGCTTTGATGAATGGGCAGAAGGCCGATATGGTTTTTACTGACCCGCCTTATGGGTACAAGTACGAAAGCAATCATCAAGACAAACACGCCATGTTGCTTAACGATGATGTGATGCTTGACTTTGCGCCATCCGCATACGCGGCCATGTTTGAAAATTCAAGCATTTTTGTATGTGGGTCATTTCAGACAATAAGTCGATGGATTGACTATGTAAGCCAGCACTTCTCTTACAAAAACTTGATTGTTTGGAAAAAGAACAACTGGTCAATGGGTGATCTAAAGGGTGCGTTTGCCGGTCAGCATGAATTGATAATTTTCGCCCACAAAGGACGGGTTGAACTACTTGGTAAACGGGATACCGATATTTGGTCATTTGATCGTGTGCCACCAGATATGCACCCAACACAAAAACCAGTTGATCTGGTTGAGTATGCGATGAGTAAAGTTTCTAGCGGATGTGTTTTAGACCTTTTCGGCGGCTCAGGATCAACCCTCATCGCCTGTGAAAAAACCAATCGTCACGCCCGCCTCATGGAGCTCGACCCCAAATACTGCGATGTCATCATTAAGCGCTGGCAGGATTTCACGGGACAAAAGGCTATCCACTCCGAAACGGGGGAAAGTTTTGATGAGGTGGTCTAAATGGCATACACAAGACAAGACTGGGAAATTGTCAGAGCCTTCTTTGAGAGCGGCCTTTCACTAAAGGAAATCGTAGAAAGGGATGAGGTAGCAATCAAGGACAGGAGTTCCATCAGCAAGAAAGCAAAGCAAGAAGGGTGGATAAAGGGTAAAATTCAACCCCTTGTTGAAAAAAGTGTTGAAGTAAAACAAAGGATTGCAGAAATAAACGAGGAAAAATCAACACTAAATTCCACGCAAAAGGAAATTCACGACACTTTAGTCAACGAAAAAAGTAAGTGGCTGGACTATCTGAACAAGGCTGCATTGAAGAATGTGAAGGAAAGCATGACTGCCCCATGCGAGACTCAGCAAGACTACAGGAGCCGGGCTCAAACAATCGGAATAGCCAAAGAAGTGCTTGTGGGGAAAAATCCTGATGTGGCTGTTCAGGTGAACACGCAAGTCACAAGTGAAACGACCAGAAGTGAATTTGAAGACATAGCCCTTCGCCTATTGAATCGATGAATCAATACTCTGAAAAAGAGAGATTGGTTGCCAACGAACTTGCCAAACATGATCTTTACTGGTTCAGCCAATGGATGTTTGAGCAACGTCGAGGCTACCAATGGATCAAAGCGCCTCACCACAAGCTGATTGCCGATGCGCTGATGAGGGTGGTTGATGGTCATTGCAAGCGCCTAATCATCAACATCCCGCCGCGCTACTCGAAAACCGAACTCGCTGTTGTGAACTTCATCTCGTGGAGTCTGGGGAAATTTCCTGATGCTGAATTCATTTACACATCCTATTCCGCTCGGCTTGCCTCAAATTATTCATGGCAAACAAGAGAATTGATTGCTACGGACGAATATCAAGCGATCTTCCCTGCTACGCAGCTGATGGATAATTCCAAAGCAAAGGACGAATGGAGAACCTCGGCAGGAGGCTTAGTCTATTCGGCAGGCTCAGGAGGAACGATCACCGGATACGGAGCGGGAAAGCATCGCCCTGAATTTGGTGGGGCAATCATCATCGATGACCCACACAAGGCTGATGAGGCCAGATCCGATGTGATGAGGGAAAACGTCATTGATTGGTTTCAGAACACGCTGGAAAGCCGAAAAAACAGTCCAGACACCCCTATCATCCTCATTATGCAAAGATTGCATGAGCGGGATTTAGCCGGGTGGCTGCTTGAAGGAAACAACGGCGAAGAATGGGAGCATATTTGCTTGCCGGCCATCCAAAAGGATGGGACTGCTTTGTGGCCCGAAAAGCATCCGATAGAAAAGTTGAGGGAAATGGAAAAGGCAGCGCCTTACGTTTTCTCTGGGCAATATATGCAAAGTCCATCCCCAGCCGAAGGTGGAATCTTCAAGCCCGATCAAATCCCGGTAGTTGATGCAATCCCTGCCGTTGAAATTAAATGGTGCAGGGGATGGGATTTGGCAAGCACTATTGACGGGGATTACACAGCCGGGGGCAAGCTGGGCAGATTACCTGACGGGCGGTACATCATTGCGGACATGGCGAGGATGCGAGTAGGCCCAGATGAAAGGGACGCTGCCATGGTCAATATAGCCTCGCAAGACGGGCGCAAGGTCAAAATCAGCATACCTCAGGATCCGGGGCAAGCCGGTAAAACCCAAGTCTTGTATTTGACCCGAGCGCTATCAGGCTACAATGTCAAAAGTTCGCCAGAAACCGGGGACAAAGTAACAAGAGCGGAGCCATTTGCGGCTCAGGTAAATGTCGGGAATGTCATCATGCTCCGAGGCGATTGGAATAATGCTCTACTCAATGAAATGCGGATATTCCCGAACGGAGCCAACGATGATCAGATTGACTCTTTGTCTAGGGCGTTTTCTGAAATAATGGTCACACGTAAAAGTTTCTTTGGCTGAGGCCCACTATGTTCAACTGGTTCAAGAAATCACCGCCCGAAACAGAATCAAAACCAAAGCCGAATCAGCGGAAAAGCATATTCAGCACTCATTCATTCGATGAAGAGGACCCTGAAGCGGTTCGATTTGCTATTGCCGACAAAATTGACAACCTCAGAAAAGACCAACCAGCCCTGAATCAAAGTATCACGGGCTACGCAATGGACGATTCCAGCAATGGGGTTGCAGCATTCAAAATGTATTACCCGAACGGCGGGATCAATTCCGTATCCGAAGCGGTTGTTGGCTGGTACGCGACTCAGGGATTCATCGGGGCTCAACTTTGCGGCATCTTGGCTCAGAACTGGCTTGTCAATAAAGCCTGCGCCATGCCCGGAGACGATGCCATCCGAAAGGGCTACAACATCGTCACTGATGATGGAGCCGAACTCGATCCCGAAGCGTACAAGATTCTGAAGGCTTACGACCGCGCTTTTAACGTCAAATTCAAAATGCGGGAGTTCATCCGAAAGGGTCGAATCTTCGGTATTCGCGTGGCTATGTTCAAGGTTCAATCAACGGACCCGAATTATTACGAGAAGCCATTCAACATTGATGGTGTGGCTCCGGGCAGCTACAAGGGCATTGTTCAGGTTGATCCGTACTGGACAGCGCCATGGCTCGATAACGCCGCCTCCAGCCAGCCGGATACGCTCCACTTCTATGAACCTACTTATTGGATCATCAACGGAAAGAAGATCCATCGAAGCCATCTTGTGATCTTCCGTCATGCCGAGCCTGTAGACGTTCTCAAGCCCATGTATATCTATGGGGGCGTACCACTGACTCAGCAGATCATGGAACGCGTCTACGCGGCTGAGAGGACTTCCAACGAAGCCCCGCAGCTTGCCATGTCCAAGCGCACAACCGTATGGCTGACCGACATGGAAGCGGTCATGTCCGATACCAATGCAGCGGTTAGCCGACTTCAGCAATGGTCGGCATATCGAGACAATTACGGCATCAAGCTGGGAGACAAGGAAGGGGACGAGTTCCAGCAGTTCGATACGTCACTTGCCGACTTTGACGCACTCATCATGACTCAGTATCAGCTGGTTGCTGCCATTGCCGGTGTTCCCTCTACAAAGCTGCTAGGAACGTCCCCCAAGGGCTTCAATGCTACGGGTGAATACGAAGAGGCCAGCTATCATGAGTTGCTGGAATCGATTCAGGAAAACGACCTGACGCCGCTTCTTAATCGCCATCATCGTTTGGTTCTGAAATCATACGTTGAGCCTCAGCTTGGCAAAAAAATGGACTTTGAGGTCACCGTGAATTGGTTGCCTCTGGATACTCCGACTGCCGAAGAACTGGCAGCGACCAATCTTGCCAAGGCTCAGGCCGGACAGGTTTTGATTGCTTCCGGGGCCATCAGCAGCGAAGACGAAAGACAGCGCGTAGCTACCGACAAAGAAAGCGGATACGACGAACTGGGCATTATGGATGCCGATCCCTTTGATGATGAAGAACAGGAAAAGGGTTCTGAAGAAGCCTTCAATGACTATATGCGTGTCAGTGATTCTGACCAAGGGCAAATCGAACCTGAAAAAGTG